CCTTGTTTAGGTGTAAGTGACCTCGATTTGAGGGGTAGATACAACTTACAGCAACGATGCCATAGCGGGCCAAGGGGTGTAAGTGACCTCGATTTGAGGGGTAGATACAGTCGCCGGTCAGATATGAATTTGAAAAAGCTAATTATTTAGGATTTACCTGCATATAATGCAGTCACTAAAGACATCTAAAAAAGCATCTGCGAAGGCAGATACCAAAGAAAGGGCTGCGGAGCAGACCAACCGCACAGCGGAGCGTAGCCCATTCAAGGCACTTCCGATCCAGCCGGAAGAGATAGCTGTCCTGAAGGCCCGGGCCCGGCCTTCGTTAATCGACTGGATGGAGAGCAGTTACATCCTTTCCGGCGGGACATCCGCCGTCGAGGGGCCCTGGAGCAGGGAGTACACACCTTACTTCGTAGAGCCTGCACAGTGGCTCAGTGACACCACTACGCGGGAGGTTTGGATATTCGCATGCAGCCAGAGCGGCAAATCCACTTTCGGGACGGGTTTTACGGGCTATCTTACGGACATATCGCCGGGTCCGGCGCTCTTGATAATGCCGACCAAGGACGATGTGAAGAACCGGGTAGAGGCACGCATACGGCCGATGTTCGCGGCCAACGAGGAGCTGCTCGGCCACGTGCGCGGTCGGCGGGTATCGAATATTTTCATCGGCAAACAAACGGTGATGGACCATATGATCCTGTACATCGGCTGGCCGACAACGGCGGCGGCCCTGGCCGATAAGCCGGTATGCTATATCATCGCCGACGAGACGGGTAAGTACCCCGCCTTCGTAGGCGAAGAGGCGGACCCGATATCTCTTATGAGGAAACGGCAGAGATGGTTCAAGGGCCGCTCGAAACTGCTGGCGATGACAACGCCGGTAACCGCCAGCGATATGAGCGATCAGGAATTTCGCAGGGGTTTCGTATTCGAATGGTGGGTGCCGTGCCCGCACTGCACCAAATGGCACCGGCTCGAATGGGAGAACGTAAAGATCGACAGGTTCGAGAAGGCGGGGGAAAAACACTTTTACGCCGAGAGCGTTTATGCAAAAGGAGGACGGGCCCGGTACGTATGCCCGGCCTGCGGAGCGTTATGGAGCGCCGATGACCGATGGAAAGCGGCATGCTCAGGCAAATACGTCCCGGACGGCTGCCGCGTGGACGATAGCGGCCGGATTACAGGAGAAACCAAGGAGGCGGCGTTCAAGGCCGCCCATAAGAGCGCCCGGATCCACGCGCTGATGCTCCACCCCATGGTCGAGACGGTGATTTCCCTGGTCTGCGATTTTGTCTATGCCCAGAAGCAGAAGCACCTCGGCAATATCCAGCCCCTGAAGGACTTCTGGAACTCACAGCTCGCCCGCTGCTGGCGGGAAAAGAAGGCCGAGACCGATATCGGGCGGCTCAGTACCCATATAGGCTCGTATCCGTCGAAGGAGGTACCGCCGGGTGTGCAGATGCTTACTGCGGGCCTGGACGTGCAGCTCGACCATGTATTTATGCGGGTAATAGGATGGGGCTACCTTGCCGAGCACTGGAGCATATTCGAACAAAGGATAGAGACCGGGCCGACCGACCGGGTCGAGAATTTAGAGAAGGTGCTGCCGTTTCTGGTAATGACATTTCCGCTAATGGAGGACGAAAATCTCAAGATGAGGATATCGCTGTCCGCTATCGACAGGCAGTACAACACCGAGGCGGTGGATGCTTTCTGTGTTCGGTGTATAGGGGCGGCGCCCATTATCCCCGTGGCCGGTGACGATAAGCTGTCCAGGCAGCAGTGGCGGACCGGGCACGCCGCCGGCGGCAGGATCAAGCGCTTCGACCTTAACGTCACCAGCTATAAGGACGCCATTTACAGGAGCTGCTTCGAGGCGACCGAGCCGGGCGGCGGCTACGGGCACCTGCATAAAGATACCGAGTACGTTGTCCTCGAGCACATGACGGCCGAGCATAAGATTATACAGAAAAAGGGCAACCGGACAACGTGGGTCGGATGGGTACTGAAAAAAGAGGGACTGGCAAACCATTACTTCGACGATACGGTTTACGCCCGGGCGGCGGCGGAGATTGCGGGTCTGTGGGCACTGCCGGGCGGCGATGAGACGATAAAAAAACAAGGGCAAAAAACATCCGGGTACCCGGTCGGCTCGGACTACTGGGACGGGGTTCCGAATCTGTAAAACTGCCTTAAAGGCAGGTAAGTTATGTGCCTGAAGGCACAAAGTGACTAAAGTGACTAAAGTGACTAAAGTATCAAAACAGTCTGCGGAGCAATCCAAAGAAAAAGCTGCGAGCGAAGCGAAGCAGGTTAGCCGCAAGGAATGAAAGGACGCAGCGGGATTTCATGGACGATTACTGGGACAATACACCGGAGCTGGACCTGCCGGAGCCGCGGCGGCGAAAAAAGAAAAGGCCGCATGCCGACAATAATGACGTTGTTTTTTATACGAAGGTCCGCTGCCCGAAGTGCGGAAGCGACAAGTGCCCGGTTTACGACAGCAGTCATCTGCCTATCAGGTATCATAAATGCGAGTGCGGGTACTTGTTCAAGAGCGTGGAGAAAATCACAAACCGATAATACAGGGAAGGTTAAGCGAAATTTTTTCAGGATATTTTTTGTTGTAAAATCCTTAAAACCGGCTCAAAAAGAGGGATTTTTGAAATATTTTTAAATTTCTTTAATTTTATAGTTGACAATATCCGATTATAGTTATATAATAACAATAGAATTGATAATTAAATAATGGACTTTGAAAGGATTAAAAAATGAAACGCACAAAAGTACAAATCGAAAAAGAAACCAAAAAGGCATATCTTGTAATCGACGCCAACGGACGCAAGGGCTGGATTCAAAGAAGATGGCTCGGCGCTGATAATACGGTCGCCGAAAAGACACTCGCAAAGGCGAACGATAATTACAAGGCAAATCAGGCCGCTTACGCCGAGGCGAAGAATCACTCCGAATCTTTACACGCGATAACAAAAATAGTAAGGGAAACCGAGAGAGCCCTGGCGGTCGAGGTCATTCTTGAATTTTGCGACGTTGAAAAAATGGCCGACAAGATGATATGGATTCCGAAATCACTCGTAAAAGACAACTCCGTGCCCGGCTGGTTCGTTATCAAAAAGCTCAACGAGCTGCTTGAAGAATACCGGATGGACTTCAGCCGATTCGGCAGTGTTATGATCGATTCGGTCGGCGTAAAAGGTTTCGATAGCTGTTTTGCAATGTAAACAAAATTATGAAGGGATCGAAAAATGAAAGCACAAAAAAGAAAAATTATCAACGGTTACAACTTGACTTGGCTTTGGGTGATGTACGATTTGCCGTACGATACGAACGCCGCGAAAAATGCGGCGGCTAAATTTATTAGACAATTGAAAAAAGAAGGATATCAAAAATTAATCGACAGGGGTAAATTTATGATAAGGCATTGTGGGCCGGGAATTGCCCAAAAGCAGATTGAAATATTAAGAAATATCATACCCCCCGACGCGGAGGTGCGAATATTACAGGTTACCGATAAGCAGTTCGGGCGTATGGTGAATCTGTGGGGAGCGATGAGAAAAACTGGTTAGCATTTTTTGATCCGGCCCCTTGGCTCGTAGCCGGGGGCCCGGTCTTTTTTGGTAAAGAGAAAATGGGAATTACATTCATAGACGAATGGCTGATAGCCGAGGGGGCGAGCGGAAGGTGGTACGTAATTCATACCATCGGGCCGAGATTTATTATCTCGGTGAGGGTAGAAAAAGACGGCGGCTATTCGTCGGCAGAGACGATGATGATTGACGAATGTTTCGATGCTTTATTGCTGGCGAAGCTCGCCAGATTGGCGAGCGAAGCATTTGCAAAATATGATAAGGAGCTCGAAGATGAGAAAGGTTGATTTTCGAAAAGAGATAAAAAAACGAATGAAAAAACAAAAAATCAATACGCCCGAACTCGCACGAAGGGCCGAACTTAATTCGCAGACGCTGTACAATTATCTGGCCGGAAATAGCGAGATGACTTCGGCGAATTTAGAAACTATATTCGAAATTCTCAATATCAAAATATCTTAAAAACGGCCCCGCAAACGCGGTTTCATCCCAAAATTTCACAAAATTCAGGCTTAAATAAATTTTCAACTTGTTACCAATTATTGGTAATCACCCCCTTTTAATTTTCACGCCGATTGCCGAAACTACCTTCAGGTAGATAAATATTTAAAGGGCATAATCTATTGCAAACGGCAATCGAAACAATCGAAGAGATAAAACAAAATGTCGAGGACCTTCAAAAGAAGGTCCTGTCGATACCCACTCCGGAGGCCGGCGAGTTTACAGAGCTCCAGATAAGTGCCATGAACAACGCACATAAGGGGCTCGAATGGTTTAAGGGCTACAGTATCGACCGGCTCAAAAGGGTCTTCGGGCAGGAGGACAGTTAGATCATGGCGGCGACTCTCGCAGAACACCGCCTTAAGGCGGATAGGTATATAACGGGTAATTAATGAAAACGGTTAATTTTATCAGGATTGGATCACATGGCAACGTTGGCTGAGCAGCTTGATTCGGTCCAGGCGGCGATATCGAATGTCGAGAGCAAGGGCCAGTCGATAACGGACGGCGATCAGACTAAGACAAATGCGCTTCTGGCGACGCTGTATGCACGCGAGGAGAGGCTGCTTAGAAAAATAGAACGCCAGAGCAACAGCAATGGAAGGACAACATTAGCTGAGTTTTGACTGCATTATGCAGATAAATATTTTGTGAATGGTATTCGGTGACAAGAAAAACGAACAATAATTTTTTGCAGAGGGTGTCGGAGGGGCTCGACGATTTCGTCGGGTTATTCTCACCGCGGGCGGCCTT